TACCCGAGATCGATGTCTCGGAGAACATGTATGATAGCTTTGCTACAATAGATGAAGCTAGGGCTTACTATGCAAAGATTATTGAGCGTGATGAGGAAGGTAATATCAAGCACCCAGACGTTTCTGTGGTTAATGATAGTCCTTCGATAAATGACGCTAATAAAGTCTATGTATATACGAACCCTAATACAGGTGAACGTAATAGTATCTATACGCCTAATCGTGCAATGTTTGGGTTTAGTGATCGTCCTACCGTCAATGCTATGCAGCTTGCAGGAGCAGGTATTTCTGAAAGTCTTCAGGATGTAGTTGAGACAGGTGCAGCTATAATAGATAAAGCACCACAAGCGGTAGCTAATGCGCTAGACTATGCTTCATATACTGACGATAGTCCGGCTGCTAAACTGGCAGATAAAGTAAGCACAATTCAGCCTAACCTCACTGAAAAAGTACAGGCAAATACCTTTGGTACTAAGACTGAGGGTATTGGCGCTAGTTTAATCGCTGATGGTCTACCTGCAGTCATTGCAGCATTTGCACCTGGACTCGGGATTTACAGGGTTGGTCAGACAATTACACAAGGCTTGGCTAACGCCCCTAAAGTTATTCAGCTTATGGGTAACGTCATCCGTACAGCCCCAGCCGCTCTTATAGGTGAGGCTGCAGCGGTATCTACAGTAGGTATTGAGGAAGACACTTTCTTGTTTGGTCCCGGGCAAGTCTTTGGCGATATCTCACCAGACTTAGGCGATGATGCTTCGGCTCGAGTGCTAGAGCAGCGCATGAACATGTTAGCTGATGGTATGCTTGCGGGTGGTGTTATCAGTGCCGTGGGTAAGACGGTTAAGGACGTAGGAACACTAGGCTATGATCTATTACTATCTGCATACTTCACTTTGGCTAAACCTGAACGTGAGGTTTATCTACGTCTGTCTGCCGAGCTAGCTAATCTAGGCGAAGACGCAACAGAGGAACAGCTAGCGGTAGTACGCCAGAATATCGCAAAGATCATTGAAGAGAATAAAGAGATCCTTGTACGCGATATTAACAACCTTGATGAGAATCGTCCTGTTATCCTAGATACTGTAAGCGCCTATCTAAAGGGTGGCTTAGAGCAGGGTGATGCAGCTAACGCTCAACGTATCCGCGCTGGGCAGGTTAATAGCGCTGGTGGTGAGCAAGTTAAGGAAGCTATGGATCGTCCTGTTGTTGAGCTAAACACTCAGCTAGGCGCGCAAGCAGACAATCTAACTGAGGGATCTACAAACCAAGCGGTACTGCAAGACTCTGCAAATGAGTTTGTGGACGTAGCCCGTCGAGATACTACGCAGATCCTAGAGCAGAACGCTCAGGAGTTACAGGCAGAGTATAACCGTAAGGCAGGTGGTCTTGTACAAGCTATTGGTGATGATCTAGGGCTAATTGCTCGACTAGAGGATGCTTCTGGTACACAGATAGCGGATCCTAAAACAGCGGCTCGGGTAGATATTCAGAACGGCCTCGAGGAAAGCTATACTCGCATGGTCGATGAGAAGAATAGTCGATATGCAGCTATCCAAGGTGGTACTGTCGATGAACGGGCCATCTTTGATCTGTTCTCTCGTATGCCTGTAGAAGAAATCACTAAAGCAAGTGTAGCGTTCAGTCGCGGTAACAATATTCTTAGGGAAGTACAGCCTCGTATGATCGAGGTACTAGAAGAGACTGACGATGGCGTAGAAGAGCTTGTACGGCGCTTAGAAACTGACGATGAAGTTGTCGAGCGTCTGGGCCAGTTCCTAGATGCAAATGGCGCCGATTTCGGTTTCTTCTATACCAAGTTACGTCCTGAGTTTGCGCAGCTAGCCTCTGCAGCATTTGATAATAATAATCCTCTATTAGGACGATACTATCGTGATGTTCTAAACTTTATCGATGAGGATATGCTGGACGTTGTCGCTAAGCGGGATCCTGAGCTAGCAGATGCAGCTATGGAAGCTAAGCGCTACTATAAAGATGAGTTTGCACCTATCTGGCGAGACACTGACTCTATGGAGCAGTTCTCTAACTTATGGGATAGTACTCTAGGACGCACACCTAGATCTGACATGGAAAAGATCGTCACACAGACAGAGCCTTTCCGTCCCGGCTTTAATGCTAAGGCAGAGGATCTTACTAAAGGTATCCTAGAAGGTGGCAATACTGCTCGTACAGTTAACCTAGCTCGGGCTATCGATGGTGCGTCAGATCCTACAGCAATTGCTGATTATATGATCGTTGATACAATCAACAACTTCTATAACCAGATTAAGAATACTGGCCTCGAGGATGGTGCAATCATTGCTACTCAGGATGGTCGCCTACTTACAGCCGATCTATCTAACCTCACAATGACATTACGCAATTATGCGGAACAGCTAAACGCTCTAGCACAGACATCCCCTGAGATGGCTGATAAAGTAACTAGCCTAAATACATTTATTGCTCGAGTAGAAGAGGCTAGCCAATCTGCTAATGCGGTTAAGAATGTCGAGGATGTACTAGCTGGTGTGCAGCAAGCTTCCGAAGGTATGCTTAAAGATGTTGAGGATAGTGTTATCTCTAACTTCTTTAATACAGAGCGTACCCCGGCTCTTAAACGTCTATTACAAACTGGGTCCGGCGATAGTATCGTAACTACGTCTAATCCACAGGCTGCATTTGAGAAGATCTTTGGTGCAGGTCAGCGACTTGGTGGTGAATCACGCCAACGAGTTACTGAGCTAATGGACATTATTGCTCAACAACCCGAAGCAGAACAAGTAATCCTGACCAAAGGACTGAAGCTAGCATATAACAATTTCCTTACCTCTAAGGTCTTTGCTAAAACCCCAGAGCTAGGCGGTGTTATGCCTGTGCGTTCTGCAGGTATTGGCGATATGCTTACCGACAGAGACTCGGCCCTTGATCTAGGACGGATTATCTATCGTGATACGCCTGAGATACCTGACGCGATGGAAGCTATCTTAACTGCAGCTAAAGAAACCACAGATACGGCTAGAGCTACACCTATCAGATCTCAATCTGCAACAGGATTTAATGTAGCAGCCCGTAGTGCAAGTACTCGATTGATCTACTTAGCAGTTGGTCCTCTAAGCCGTGCAGGTGCGCGACTACGTGCTTTGTCTAATTTAGGTATTGATAAGCTGGATGCTGAAACGAGAGCAAACAACATTCTCAATTCTATCATGGCAAATCCAGATGAGTACCTAGCTCTCGCCCGTAAGTACAACAGAAACCCTAGAGATCCGCTAATGGAAGATCTTATGGTAGGATTTATTGGTAGAGCTCTCGTTAAGAGTGAGGGTGATTCAGATCAGGAAGTTGAGGATATGCTGAAGAATGCATCCGAATCTATTCCAAGGCCGTAAATAGAAACGCCCCCGGTGACCAAACCGGGGGCTAACCTAACGGAAACATCTGGAAGACCATCTGAATCCTTACATTCTATATATTGTATTAGAGCCCCTTAGTCAACGCTAGAGGGCTTTTTTCATGCAGAAATATCAACTATTTCGCACACATCACCAGTACAAGCTAGGGTCTGAGAAGACTTAGTCCCGTCCTCTTTCTCATAAGCTTGTAGACCTGCCCAATCGATGCTTTTTGGCATTAAAGAAGCTAGCTCTTTATACTCACTTTCCCCAATATCTTGATAAGGTGCTTGTTGATAAATGTGGTCTTCCATTGGTAGGAAGGATACTCCCGACATTTCATCAAAATGCTCATACACAAACGAACCCACCTCGAACCATTCACTCGCACGAACCGATATTGTGACGGATGGTTTATGGTCTGTGAAATGGCGCATGTAAGTTAGCCACATCTTTAGCTGCTCAACGGCAGACATATCGTGGCGAGTGACTGCACCTACTGGCGACTTAACAGGGAATGAGAAAACCGTTGTGCTATCACCATTATAGACGCATGGCGCGCTAGGGATGCGTTGATCCTTCATGAACTGTGTTAGTGGGTCATTGTTATCGCCACGTACAGTACGGATATAATACTTTGAGTGACGGGCATGAATCCCCGAGGCTGAGTCAACAAGTTGGGAGACCGTGCCAGATGGTTTGACGCAAGAACGAGCAGCCGAGACAGGGATCCCTAGCTTGTTCGCAAACTCTTCATTAGTGCTCTTAATCTCAGAATTTAGCTTCTCTAATAGGCTAGGTAGATCACCTTCTTTGCCGTTTGTTAGAGTGTTGTCCATTATGCCTGTGAGTGACACACCAAGCAGACGCTCTTCTTCTGTGTTTCGCTGCCACACTTTTCGCAGATATGGGAACTTAGTGAAGGTGGACTGAATGGTTCCAAGAATAGTCGCCAATCGAACTTTTCGTAGTAGATCTTTCTCAGTATCTGTAGCACGGATTACACACTCGCTTAGGTTGCAAAATTGATAAGGTCTAAGTTGGATCTCGGAACAGGGATTCGTACCCCAATCATGATCTGCATCTCGACCAATTTTCTTAGCCTGTTTGACCATAGCTTCACGGTTCACAATACCGCGTTCACCTGATCCAGACTCGGCTAATGAGGTCCATTCACGTAGGAAGCTCATTGCGTCTGGTTTCTCTGTATACGCAACAGAGTTATTGGATAGATAGCGATGCTCTGGAAACATGCCTGTCTTAGCGTGGCGCATACGATCATCTGATAGATTTGATAGTGAGATCATTGCTGAGCGGCGAACACCACCCACAACTACAATCTGACCAATCTTACACATGATATCGTGACACTCGATGCTGGATAGCTTACGTCCTTGTGCTTCGCGGAATGTCTCAATAACAAAATGGAATAGATCCACTAGAGGGCCGGGGCCGGATGCTCTACCACCAAAGGTCTTTAGCTTTGCACCTGCAGGACGCACTCGAGACACATCCCACTTAGGAACCTCTCCAGCGTATAGAAGAGCAATAAGCATACGAAGAGCCTTTGCCCAACCTTCTTTTGAGTCCTTAACTAAGATTGTTGTCTCGCTATCAAATAGCTTCTCAGGGACATCCGGCAGCTTTTGCACATACTGCCGCTCAACAGAGAAACCTACACCTGTGCCGCATAGAAGAATAAACATAGCCTCATCGAAAGATTTAACATCATCCACAGGCAGATATGAGCAATTATATCCGCAAGTATTGTCTCGCATCAATGCTGGCCCTGCAGTCATCATGGCGCGCATGGATGGCATAATCTCTAGGTTTAGGATCGCAAAGCGGATCTCGTCTTCCGTCTGCGCATCAACTTTACCCACAACTACATTCTCCATAAACCGCTCTACGGTCTCTGCCCATGTCTCCCTGCGTTCTTCGTCTTCTATCCAACGTGCATATCGGCTTGTGTGAATGAAAGCCTGATAGTCTGTTGGTAGTGCGATGTTACTTAATGCCTGTGTATTCATATCTTCCTCATACTAAATCTGTTAGGTCTGGTTTTTGGTAATTTGGTCCCTTGAGAACTTTTCCATCCTCGCGGTAAATGGGTTCGCCGTTATCATCTAGCTTACTCATGTTAGAGGCGTGTATTCGGCGTACTGCCTCATCGAGATCCCATCCGAATGTGGCGGCATAGCCGTAGGTCACATAGACAAGATCTGCTAATTCTTTCAGTAAGTCCTCGGCCTCGGTGGCACTGAGAACTTCTGCATATTCCTCTTTGACCAAGACAAGGCGTAGTAGATCCTTATCTGTGTCCTTCATCCACGGTAGATTGAGGGATTGGTTGTAGGTGCGCGCAAAGTGTCGAACCATATCTAGCGGGGTTTTGTTTAGGTAAGTATTTGGGTCACGTAGGCTGGCGTTACCCTCATCAAAATACTCATATCCAAACTCTATTTGGTCAGTCATTTTCGCTTGAATCCTTCTTATGATAAAAAATTGCCACTGCGTTACATTCTTCGTTATTGCAGGTGAAATTTGTCTCGAAGTCATATGTATCATTGTCTTCTATGTCGTGATCTCCACCCCAAATCATCTGCCCTTCAAAGCAGTACCAGCACTTCATTTGCTGGAATCCAGAATGTTCAAAAGCCTTGATAAATACCAAGATGCTTTATTCAGATCCTCATCCTGATTTTTGTACTGTTCACGCCACGTATATTTAATGACGTTACCTTTGATGTACCCCCGGAACTCTTCTGGGGTCAGTGCCGCTTTAATGGCGTCGATACATTCAATTTCAGATTGGTTATAGTGAGGTGGCTGGTTGACCATATCGGCATCCATCACCTCGGGATAACCACCCTTTACGCGATTACGAGAGTGCATTAATTCAACCTCTTCTTATTAAATGGGATAATGTTGTTGTTTCGATTTAGAGCGTCTAAAAGCTCTTCGTCGGGCTCAAACTCAATCTCTGGGCCATCTAAATCTTCGATCAGTCCTTGGATCATGCGCGCCATAGCGCCTTGTTGAGCAAACTGCTCCATACCAGCGTCAAATGAGACACGGATCCCGTTCAAAACATCAAGCAGATATTGGATGCTATCCTCATCAACCTCATCCACATCAAAGTTGTGTCCAAACGCCATACGCAGATCGCCTGTGTCTGTCAGAGACATCTTGATAAGCATGGTGTTCTTAGGAATATCTTCTTCTCTCATCTATGCCTCACTTTCGATAAGATCCGTAGAAAGTACTCAGCATCGACTAGCGCTAGAGGTTTCTTTCTATCGGCTTTAACAACTACTACTGGCTCGATATTCTCTGGGCAGTTTTCCTGCGCTTGTAAGTAGTAGCTGTATACTGCTATTGATTTCCGGGCCTTGCATTCGATGCTAATTGGCATCCGCTTTCGAGCCGCTGGTGAAAGCTGCACATCTTCACCTTGGGCTCCCATAGAGGTGCTTTTTACGTCATCTTCTTCTAGCGAACTGACTAGCTCTAGGATCACATTGCGTACCCATTGTTGGAGCTTACGCCCCTTAGCTTTAGCTGATTGGGTTTTCATCTTCGTCCGTATATTTGATGTACCACTTGTACGGCGTGACTTGCGCGTTGCTGCTCGGGTTGGGGAGATGTCTCGCTTCCGGGTAACAGGAGAGCTTGAACTGGCACCAGCTACACGATTTTGAGAGGATCGTGCGCCCTGTCGGCTTGCGGTTGAAGTACTCTTCTTCCGGCTCGAAGAACCTTTGAAAGGGACTGTTGTTAGCGATTAGGCCAACAGTCTGCTCCCTATTTAGTCGGATCATCTTCTCTTGATCTGGTGACGCATCGATATCGACAACTTTGATCTCGCCAGACGATTTATCTACTACAATCCACCCACCGGGCTTCTTGCCTTGTGCATCAGCATATCCATAGATCTGACCGATATAACCAAACTCATCATCTCGGTATAGAGACTGAAAGCCGCCTTGCCATTTGTTACGGAACATGTACTGGCTAGCAGATTTTATATCATAGACCCGCTGCTCACCGTCGATATTTAGATCGATATCTGAGGTGCCTTTAATCGTGGTGCTTTTAACGTCTAGCTCAACATCATCACCATCACTAGCAACCTCGGCCTCAGATAGTTCGAGCACCATACGGACTAGGACTTCCACAAAGTCGCCAAGGACCATACGCATCCAGTGATTGTACGGCATACGCTCTTTGGGCGATCCCATCTGTTCTTGTTGAAGCTGGCAGGGTAACCTACCAATGTTAGACATACGAAGCCGAAAATCTTGCTCCCGGGGCGTTGTCTGTTTTACTAAAGCCTCGCGCAGTTGCTCTACCGCCTTATCAATAAGCTCTGTAGGTATCTCTCTACTTTGCTCATTAGATAGATCGTCTAAGACAACACGCATCTGGCTCTCTAAAATAGAAAGCATAAGCTAATCCTAACTGTGTGAAAAAAGGGGCTTAGTAGCCCCAATTGTTATGCGAAGTCTTGGTCTAGATCGTCAGATACGTTGTCGTAAATCTGATCATCGAGAGCACCAGCGGCTTTTGCACTTCGGAAAGATTCCTCGATCTTAGAGTTTTCTTGCCGTGCCATCTCTACAAAGAGCTTCATACTATCCACAACTTCCTGCGTCATAGCTGCAGGTTTTGCAAAATCGATAGCGAAATTGGCTACAAATGCCTTACCTTCTTTGCTTGTATGAAGGTCTACCCATAGGTCTTGATAACGCTTACCGTAAGGCAATGCCTTTAGTACATCATCAAACTTCATAAAGCTGAGACCTTTCATGTATAACTGGAAAGGCTGGTTTGTGACTTCTACCTCTTTACCGTCAGCGGTCTTGCCTGTGTAAGAGGTTACTCCACGTAGGATACGGAAAGGTTTTACTTTCGCGCGCCACATCTTTTGATCTTCATCAGACATCTGGC